TTTCAGTTTGAAGATGTAGGTACAAGTCTAGCTAGATGTCGTAGATATTTTCATATAGGTGTCAGTAATGATGATGGTTCTGGTCATGCAAATGGTGCTTTTAGAACTAATAACCAAGCACAAGTGTTACATAGGTTTCCTGTAGCTATGAGGGCAGCACCAACAATTACACAAATAGCAACAGACAATATGATAGTTCACGATACTGCTGATGGAAATAATATAAATGTAGATAGTGTAAATTCTGTGTTAAATAATGGAACTTGCTCTGCTATGGTTTCATGGAATTTAGAGGGAACAAGTGGTGTTGCAGGAGATGGAGTTTGGATGTACGGAACAGGAAGCACTCCAGGTGTTAAATTTGATTCGGAGTTATAATGGAAGTTACATCAGCAAAATATACATTAAATGTTTTAGGACAAAATGGTGGCATAAAAGCAACAATAGATGGTGTTGTATGTCATGTTCCAATAAATACAGCAAACACACACTACCAAGCTATACAAGAATGGGTATTAGCAGGTAACACAATAGAGGAAGCAGACTAATGGCAAGTATAAAACTAACAGGTGATACTTCAGGTGAAATAACAATCTCAGCACCTGCTGTAGCAGGAACTAATACTCTTACTTTACCTGCAAATACAGGAAACATTTTAACATCATCTAGTGATGTCTCAGATTTACCAACAGCACCAAGCTTTAGTGCAAGACTTTCATCTAACCAATCTGTTTCAGCTACTACTTGGACAAAAATGGCTTGTGCAACAGAAATGTGGGATACAGATTCTAAGTATGATAATACAACAAACTACAGATTTACACCTACAGTATCAGGATACTATATGTTTAGTATGGGCTGTAGGGGAGCATCTTCAACAACTAATGCTATTGCTCTTTATAAAAATGGAGCAGTATATAGAAGAAGCATTGTAGAGGGAATGAAATATCCAAGATTAAATGTTTTAGTATATACAAGTGATGGTAGTGATTATTATGAGTGTTATGCTTACACAACAGGCACATCTTTCGAGGTAACAGAAGATGACAATTGGTTTCAAGCACATTATGTAAGGAGTTAATATGGCAACTTTAGTAGAAAAAATTAAATCAGTAAGACCAAATGTTACAGATGCAGATTTTATGGATAACATAATTGTGCAAAATAATTCAGATGGAAATGGAGACTTTATAGCTTCATGGAATCACCCAACTGAAACACAACCAACAGCAGAGGAACTTGCATAACCATGAAAGTAACCTTAGAACAACTTGCTGAAAAGCTAGACCGACTGGAGACAAAAGTAGAATCGTTACAAGAAGATGTAGCTAAAGGTAAGGGAGCTGTTAGTTTTCTTATGTGGTTAGGTGGTATAGCCAGTATTATTGTTGGATACTTTTGGAGTAAGTAATGATACCTTTTGAAGTTATTACCATGTTAGGTAGTAGTTTACTTACAGGTGTATTAAGCCTGTGGTCAGCTAAACAAAAAGACAATGCAGACCAACAAAAGTATTTAATACAACGTGCTGAGGTTGATAGAGCAGCCATACAGGACGCACGTAATCACGGTGGACACTTCCAAAGTGTGACCCGTCGTTGGATGGCATTATTAGCAGTATTCTTTATTATATGTTTACCAAAGCTAGCCGTCTTTATAGACCCATCTATTGCGGTACATCTAATGTACTTAGAGCAAGTCAAAGAAGGATGGTGGATATTTGGCTATACACAAGAGGTAACTACCTTTGCTGGTCTTACAGGTATAGTCATAACTAACGCTGATACACACTTTCTAGCTGCTGTGTCAGGATTTTACTTCGGGAGTGCAGCAGTACGTAGATGAAAATAAACGACCAATCATTAATAACCATACCTGTTAAAAACTTATTAGCATTAATAGCTATTACAGCTGTATCTGTGTGGGCATACTTTGGTATAGAAGAAAGATTAGCTTTCTTAGAGTATAACTACGGAATGTTGCAAGTAGAAGTAGAAGAAAATGATACTTGGATAGATGACTTTCAACCACCATCACAAGTTTTAGAGACTGTAAAAAGGGTTCGTGACTTAGAACTCAAGGTAAGAGAATTAGAAGTTAAAGGACAAAAATAATGACAGACCAAAATGAACAAATAGAAAAGATAGTAGAAGAGTTACCTGTATTACTGGTGGCTCATGCTTATAGGAAGCTCAAGTCAGGTGATGAAATATCTGCAAGTGAGATGAAGGTATGCTTAGATATCTGTAAGACTTACTCAAGTCCTGATATTGTAGAAAAAGCTAACAACATACTAGAGGACTTACCATTTGACACAGATGAATAAGATAGATAACTTTAAGAACTTCTTGTATCTAGCTTGGAAACACCTGAATCTACCTGAGCCAACACCTATACAATACGATATAGCAGACTATCTACAATCTAAAGATAAACGTTTAGTAATAGAAGCTTTTAGGGGCGTAGGAAAGTCTTGGATTACTTCTGCATTTGTATGTCACCAATTACTGCTGAACCCTCAGCGTAACATATTGGTAGTATCAGCTAGTAAAACGAGGGCTGATGACTTTAGTACATTTACACAGAGGCTTATTGCAGAAATGCCTTTGTTACAGCATTTACAACCTAAGGATAGCCAAAGACATTCTAAGGTATCCTTTGATGTTGCCCCAGCACAGGCTTCACACGCCCCCTCAGTGAAGTCTATGGGGATTACAGGACAACTAACGGGGTCTAGGGCTGACCTTATTATTGCTGATGACGTAGAATCTGCCAATAACTCACAGACTCAGCTTATGCGTGACCGCTTAAGTGAGACCGTAAAAGAGTTTGACGCTATTATAAAGCCTAAAGTAGGACGTGTTATCTTTCTAGGAACACCTCAAACAGAGATGTCATTGTATAATGACCTAGATGAACGTGGGTTCAAGACACGTATATGGTCAGCATTGATTCCTAACCAAGCACAAAAGGTAGGATATGGGCATAAATTAGCTCCTACAATCGCTGATATGGACGGTAAAGAGGGAGACCCTACTGACCCTGACAGATTTAATGAAATCGACTTAATGGAGCGTTTAAGCTCATATGGTAGGTCAGGCTTTAATTTACAGTTTATGTTGGATACTAGTCTATCTGACGCCAATAAATACCCATTGAAGCTTAATGACCTTATTATAGCCTCAGGTTGCAGCACATGGACAGAAGCTCCAGCCAAAATACAATGGGCTTCAGGTATAGACCAAATCAAAGCGGTTGACTCTGAGTTACCTAATGTAGGACTTAAGGGTGACTATTGGACTTCTTACCTATATATGTCCGAAGAATTTACAGAGTTTGAAGGCTCAGTTATGTCTATTGACCCCGCTGGTCGTGGGGCAGATAAAACAGCCTATTGTGTACTTAAGATGTTACACGGTGTATTGTACCTGACTGCCATTGGTGGTCTAGATGGTGGATACTCTGATGACACACTTAAGAAGCTAGCCAATATAGCCAAGAAACATGACGTCAATGATATCGTCATTGAGAGTAACTTTGGTGATGGCATGGCAACACAGCTTCTAAAACCTGTATTAGCTGATATACATCCTTGTAATGTAGAGGAAGTACGCCACAGTATACAGAAAGAGAAGCGTATAATAGACACATTAGAGCCTATTATGAATACCCATAGGTTAGTTATTGATGATAAGCTTATCAAAGATGACTTTCAGTTAGACCCTGACCACCAGTTATTTAGACAAATGACTAGGATAACAAGGGATAAAGGTGCACTAAGGCATGATGACCAAATAGACGCCTTAGCTATTGCAGCTAACTACTGGGTAGAAGTAATGGATAGAGACCAAACATTGTCTTATAACCAACACAAAGAAGAAATGTTACAGGAAGATTTAGATAAGTTTATGGAACAAGCCATAGGCAGAGAGCCAAAAGGAGATAGCTGGATATGAGCGATTACAATAACCCCGCTAATATAGAAGTGGGACAAGGGTACGCTGGTGAAACTGGTGAGACCTATGCTGGTCGCTTTGCTATCTTTGATTCTCCTGTAATGGGTATGAGGGCTTTAATTAGAGATTTAAGCACTAAGATAGACAGACATGGTGGAGATGTAAGAAAGATAATATCTCAGTTTGCTCCTGACTTTGAGAATCCTACAAATAACTATGTAGCTTATGTAGAACAGGTTGTACAAAAGCCTGTGGTGACTAAAGATAAAGAAGATGTTATGTCATTAGCTTCAGCTATAGTACAGTTTGAGAATGGTATAGATTCACCTAGAGTACAACAATATTTAATGCCTAATGTTAAAGAAGAGGCATACAATCTTTCTCAGCAAAGCTTACCTAAAGAAACTAGGTATGAGGATATTAAGACTAAATAGGTCGTCAAAGGTTTTTCTTCATTTTTCCTTTGGCGGCTCTTGTCCTACTTGTAGGAGTCCTTGTCTGTAAATATCTAGACAAAGGGTGGACAAAAACTTAAAGTACCCATATAAGATAAAACCCCTGTCTCCCCTAGCTATATATAGACAAGCTATCCTTCCTTATTACTTATTAATTATGATACTAATAGAAGTACTACTCATAGTTATTACTGGAGTCTTACTCCTTAATAGTCACTATATAAGAACCTATTGGTTAAAGCCTGAGATATCCATAGGGGAGTTTATTCTGATAGCTGTGTTAACAGCTGTTGTTTTAGCTAATATTTGGTAAAAAAATATGAAGGGATAACGTACACAGTCGTCCTTCTTTTTACCCCGTCGCACTTCTCAAGGCATGCACGCGGGAAGCTGTAGTTTTACATGTGTCAGCAATTCTCAGACTATATAGGGTCATCTTTTGGTTTTCTATGGCTACGTTTTATTTTTGTCTGTTTGTGTCCTTAGGTCTATTTTTATTTCTATAAGCTGACGAATCAGCCATATATCAAATTAATTCACTTTGATGTCATTCTTTTGTTGACATGGTATAAACATTGGTGGTACTGTACTCATATCGGCTACACTGCTAACCTCGAACGAAGGCGAAGACGGTACGAGGCAAAGGTCGACGGTACAGGGCACTATTGGACGTGCTGTATTCTCGCAAGGGCTTATCGTTAAAGTAAGATGATTATTGTCGTACGGTATTGGTAGCCGTGCCTGAATGAGTAACCAACGAAACAATAACAACGAGGAAATTATGCAATACATAACACATGACGTAAGACCAACAAACTTGAGTAATTTACATATCAGACAAGCAAGCTATGACAGACAGACTATCGAGCTTGTAAGTTATAGCACGGTCGTAGCTTTAGGTAAGCTAAACCCTACGAGCCATGACGCTGAGACTTTAGGTCATTTAGATATTTTTGACATGGTCAAGGACTCTAGCTGGTACTATACAGCACGTAAGTATTCGCCTACAACAAGCAAGCAAGTAACACGCTTTTTGAATACTGTATGCGGTGGACGTGCTAACGCTACTGAGGTAAAAGCTGAAGTATTCGACAAGGTCAATTCTTTTATGTGGGAAATCGAATTTTTATCACTAGGGGGGTGCTAAATGAATAGACAAATACAAAACACCATGAATAATGATGAATCATACGCTTACAAAGTAGAAGCTAACGAAGATTATGCAAGGGCTGAGTTATCAGCTAAGCGTATCACTAGGCTTCAATACATCATGATTATGCGAGATATAGAGAAAGGTATTTTGCCGTATATCGACTAGTTACACTGATGAGACTTCTATAGTCGAAACGCCGTGAGGCGTCTGTAACAATTAACAAAGCGAGGATATTATGCCTAAAACATACAGCGTACAAGTAGACATTACATTTACAAAAAACCTTTACGATATTGAGGCTTCTAGCGAGGCTGAAGCTGAGAAAATAGCTGAAGAGCAAGCTTATGACCACCATAATGGGGAAGTCATAATTGGCACTCAAGCCGTAAACGTAAGCGAGGGATAAGTTACACTGATGAGCTTTTAATAAGCGAAACGCCTAGCAATAGGCGTCTGTAACATTTAACAATTAATGCGAGGTAAAAATGCAAGTAATTAAATTATATCTACCTATGAAAGACAATGATGGTCATGACTTAATGTCTTTACATAATCACTTTATAGCGGACATCAAACAAGTTAGACAAAACGGAAACGTAGCTAGAAT